CCATTGTAGATAGTCCTTATCAAACAGGATCAGGGATGCCGACAGTAAACGAGCTAAGAGTAAAGCTGTTGCCACTTGTAACAGCCTGTGAGGCAGTCAAAGCACCAGTAGCAATGAGGACACTAGAACCATCAGTGATAGCATAGAAGGCAGCAGTGCCAGTGCCTGTGACAGAGCCATCAGTAATCGAGGCAGCAGTTACTTCACGACCACCACCACTACGATCAGCAGGAGAACCTACTGACAGAGAGGAACTGTTACCAAGGGTAAGGGTCGAGGTTGCTTCAGCATAAGTCGTAGCTTCGGTTGATGTAATATCAATGCGGCTACCATTCGAGGTAATGTATGACAGACCACTGTCAAATACAGCATTAGCTAAAAAGGCCATTATAGAGTTTCCTGTTGTTGGGGTTGAGCCACATTGGGATCATAGTTAAGTTCAGCAATGTCCATCAGGTCTTGAATGACCTCAGGATGATTACTAACATCAATATTAGCACCATTCAGGTTCCTCAAGAATGCTGCCAGCTCACGAAGATCATGTGGTGCAACATCACCAGCAACAATCTTTGGCATCAGGTCATAGTTAAGACCATTCAGCTCCCAGAGACGTTCAACAAGCTGTTTGTTAAGGACATCAACAATAGCTTGGATATAGCTCTCTAATGCACGAAGAAACAAGTCAGTCTTGGACTTTGATAGGGCATAAGAACCACCCTGAGAACCAAGCATAAGAAACTCTGAAAGAACACTTCTGGCAATGTCATGTTGATAACGACGAACAATAGGGTCAATATCAATGTTACGAGTGCCGTTAGATGCCATCAACTCAACATCAACTAAACGGATATTGGTAGGTGAGCCATCTTTATCTGGGTAAGTGTCACTAGGGACGATAATGTACCCTTGCTCGTTAAACTTCACATCACGCAAGATTTGCTGTAGATTAGCAACAAACCCTACTTGGGAAGAAGAAGCATCAGGAGAAAGATACTCAGATGGAATACGAGCAACTGGGATACCTGTAAGTTCACGTTCAGCAGCAATAGCTTCAATAGACTGAAGGTTGTTTAAATACTCATAGCTAGTATAAGCATTACGAAGAACTGAACGACCAGAAGGATCACCATTCAGACTGGTAGTACGGTAGTAAAGAGACTTATTGATAGGAATGTAGTTGGTGTTAGAACCGAAGTATGTGTTCTCTTGGTAGAGACCCAACACATCACCAGTCTTAATGTCTACATCAAACCGAGAGACAGTCCAAGGTGCCCGAGAGGCAATCTTACGGACACCAATGCGGCCATCAACATACTTGGATCGCTTCTTAGGGCTACGGAAGTCAGGACCACCTCTGCGTTTATAAACCACCTCGAACCAAGCAAACCCGTATGAAAGGAATGATAGTGCTTCTGCAATGTGGTCATCTAGGGTCTGCTCCATATCATCAAGAACGGATTCAACAAACTGTGCTTCTTTAAGGGCTTCTGGGCTGTCATTAGCTGGTTTAACCTTAAGGTCAACATCCCGAAGTACTTGCTCTGTGGCATACATAACAGCACCAATAGTGCTATCGTTGTCCCGCATCTCACGATACTTCTTGACAGCCTTCTTGCCACGAAGTTCTGGAAGGAACTCATCAGCACGGATTTGTCCATTGTGGGTGTTTTGACCCGCCACACCAAGAGTGTTCTTGGCTTCCGTTTCTGAGAGTTTACTAACCATTTTAGTTGCAATCCTTGATGTCGCCTAACGGCTATTGCTATATGAGAGGGGGAGTTACCTCAAGCCTTTGTTGTCTGAATAGACAAGTTTTAACTGAGGTTTTGCGTAACCATTCAAGGAGAGGTCAGTAATTGCCCAAACTAAAGCATCTAATCTGTCAGGAGAACCTATAGAACCCAAAGGTTCCCATTGCACCATTTGGTCTTCTAATTCATTAAGGCCACGAACATGCTTTACCTTCTTCTGTTCGTATAAAGCTGATACAGGTTCAGCACGAGCCATTTTACCCCTAGAGGCATGAACTAATTTTACTGGGACCGTCTCATCTTCTGTATGCAGAGTGTGGCGAACCATATCACCACCTTGGTTACGTTCTGCTACAATTCTATCAGCCATGTGTTCATGGTAGAGACTGATGGCCTTAGAGGCCCACTGTTGAGGGGTATATCTACCCGTATGATCTTCTAATACATAAGCTGTGCCATTTACATCAATGCCAGCAACAACAATACCCGTCATGTCACTTTCAGCATTAGATGTTACAGCAGGGTCAATAGCAACAACAATCCTAGACAAGGATGGTACACTATCTTTATCAACCTCACAAGAAGCTAACAAAGCCCTATTCCAGAGGGCACCTGATGCCTCATCTAGTATCTCAGCATAGAGTTCCTGTCTACCAAGCCTAGTGCCCTCATAGGTCTTCCTGACAGCCTCTAAGAAGGTATCAGCTAGGTTAGCAGAGTTATCATAAGTACTACCACGAGACACAATGGTCTTATCATCACCCAAGACAGTTCTAATCAACTTAGTAGTCTTAGGGGTAGTAGTAACAAAAACTTGTGGTCTACGTCCTAGACGTAATCCAAACTGGAGCATGTCCCAAGTCTCTTGAGCATTTCTCCAAGCACACAACTCATCACACCAAGCACTAAATGCCTGTGGACCACGGAGACGTTCTGGGTCTTCAGCAGAGAAGAAGACAGCCCTAGCACCATTCTCCCAAGTCATTGTGTTGTTAGTAGGGGACCAGACAGGATAGCCAATCAGCTTACCACGATATGTCTTATCACCCTTCCAGCATACATTAAGTAGTCCAGAATCACCCTCAACCATAACCCTGCGGACATCGCCTTTAGTAGGAGCAACACAGTGAACAATACCGTCACCCTTCATGATCCTATGGCGAACCCACTCAGCACCAGCTCTGGTCTTACCCCAACCACGACCTGCAAGAGCAACCCAAGTGTTCCAATCACCAACTGGTTCTAACTGTTCAGGTCTAGCCCAAAACTTCCAGTTGTACTTAAGTTCCTCAGCCTTGGCTGGACCTAAGGCCCGCAACAAATCCTGTACTTCACTATCAGGTAAGTTCCTAAGAACATCAGCAGTGATGGTAGGCTTATCTACTATGCTACTCTTCTTCTTGGGTGTCGCCATTGTCAGGTTGCTTCTTTCCTAAGAGTGTCATCAGGCTGTCAATAGCACTCTCATCAGTGTCAGGGTCTTCTAGTTGTTCAACTTCATTGATAGTAGAAGTAGGGGACCAACCACCCTTAGAACGAAGGAACAACTCAGCAGCTTTAAAGTCACCAGACAAGGCTGCATTAATAACAACATTACCAACCTTACCTACAATATCAGCCTTCTCTTCTGAGATGTCCTGACCATACAACTTGTAGAAAGTAGTAAGTGAGTTAGGTGCATTCTGATACTTCTGGATGGAACCCATAATGTCACGGACAGAGACACCATCACGGATGCCCTGTCTGACTCTCTTAGCAATCAGATTACTGTATGGAATAGCCTCTGCCATCATAAACACCTAGATAATTAAATAGTCCCATCGGCATGACCATCTCTATAGTAGCACAACACTAATTTGGAAAGGTTCGTCATGGTTGAGACTAACTGGTTAGTTCTCTAACTATAGTAGTAACAATAGTATGAACAATAGTATGAACAACAACACTGTCACAAATCATAGTGGAGACCTATACTTAAGTAACTACTTATGTTATGAGTACTAGCTAGTATTTATAACTGGTAGGTGATTAAATTTCTTTAGTAGTTACTTAAGTAAGGGTCTTATCTATATATAGGGACCAAATTTAGAATCTTATCGACAAAAAACACAACTTTTTACAAACTATTTTTTATGTTGTTGATAACAAATGAATCTTTCTTTCGTTGTGTCCTTAGATAGGTCATAGTTGCTTACCTTCTTTGGTTGTTACATGTGACAGTGTGTCGCACCCCCGTCTTAACATTTTTTATTTTTTTTATATCTGTGGTATTTTTGCAACAGTAATTCATGTGGTGCCATGCCAACTTTTTTTCTTATTTTGGAAATAGGTGTTGTAACGAACCCCACCAAATATTAACCCCTATGAATCCTAGGGTCCCAAAGGTGAACGCCCTGGTAATCCTCCCTAATGAGTCCAGATTCTATTCAACCCCCGGTGGATTAAGCCATTGTAATCAAAGGTTAATCAAAGGTTACCCAAATGTTTTTGCTTGCAACTAAGAGGGGAATCGCAACAACCATTGAGTCCAGTTCAATCCGAGTCAACCATTTGACAACCCCATGTTATCCCATGTCATCCCATGTCAAAGTATTGACAAGCCTATAGAAAAGAGCCATTGCCCTAATACCCCATAGGCTTGCCATCCAGTGCCTAGAAATACTCAAGGGCTTGTTCTACCTCTACCCAATCGGCTGCCCTTGCTATGGCGTCACTG